CCTAAAAAAATCCCCGGAGGGATATTTGGCAAGTACTTTTCAAAGAGTTACCGAGAGTTAAAATCAAATCGGTGTTGTGGACCGGTTTCTCCTTTCAAGAACTGAGTGAAAACTTAGTTATAACTTTCGGTAACTCCCTTAAAAGTATTTGCTATGTTCCTAAAATCATCCAACAAAGTTTATACAAACTGGAGGTCTTATGGACACACAAGAAAAGTCTGTTATGGTGGCATTACTCCCGATGACTGAGGAATGGAGCAAAGTCGAGTTTCCACACCTGACACTTGTTTATGCTGGAGAAATCGATGATTTAAAACAAACCCTTTTCAATACCTTGGTAAAAGAGGTTTCTTCCCTATCAATTTTGTCAAATCCAATTCATGTTAAGGTTACTGGGATTGAGGTCTTCGGAGATGATAATGAGCAGGTGGATGTTCTTCGAATATCACCAACTTCAGAACTATTAGCTTTAAGAACTTTTCTGGAGGATTGGGATAAAGGAGAGTTTCCAGTATTTAAACCGCATGTTACAATTGGACCAGCAAATGGGGTTTATGACTTTCCTCTACCTATGATGATAAGTTTTGATAGAATCATGGTTGGCTGGGGAGAAACTAAGATAATTTTCTGGTTACGAAGATATTAAAATATTCTTGGATAGGAGGTGACGTTTATGGTAAAATCCACAGGTAAGCCACAAAAGCGATCGACTCAAAAACTCAAAGAGCCGAAACGTCGCCAGGCTCCTGGGAAAACAATAGAATCCAGAGAAAATCAAATGATAAGTTTATCCGTCGATTTGGCCGCAAAGCAGTTAAAGGCGGGAACAGCCTCTTCACAAGTTATAACTCATTTTCTAAAGCTTGGTTCAACCCAATCGTTATTAGAAAAGGCTAAACTTGATAAAGAGAATAAACTTCTTGAAGCAAAGACAGAAGCTCTTCAGTCTCAAAAAAGAGTAGAAGAACTTTATGCTAATGCTTTAAATGCTATGCGTTCTTATAGTGGAGGGGAGGTTCTTTCCGATGACTCCGACAGCGAGGATTAGAAAATTCTCTGAATTAAGACGTCTAAACACGTTTGAAGAAAGGTACGATTACCTTAGATTGTTAGGAAGTGTCGGAAAAGATACCTTTGGGTTTGATCGCTATTTGAATCAAAGGTTCTATACTTCCTTAGAGTGGAAACGAGTTCGAGATGAGGTAATTCTAAGAGATAATGGGTGTGATCTTGGTTTTTCAGGCTTTGAGATTGGAGATAAGATTATTGTTCATCACATGAATCCAATCTTAATTGAAGATTTTAGAGACGGAAATCAAGACGTTTTAGACCCTAATTTTCTTATCTGTACTAGTCCCAGGACCCATCAAGCCATACATTTTGGCGATAAATCTTTACTTCCAATACTTCCAATAGCACGTTATCCTGGTGATACACGTCTTTGGCGATAGGAAAAAAAGAAGAAAGAAGGAGCGATATGGCAATAACAGAAAGCATATTGGATACAATTAAGAACATGTTAGGAATTCCCGTTGCAGATGTGGCCTTCGATACGGATATCATCGTCGGTATAAATTCGGCTTTTGGGGTTCTTAATCAACTTGGAGTTGGCCCAGAAACCGTCTTTTCAATCGAAGATAGTAGTGCTGTGTGGGCAGATTTTGTTGTGGATCTAACACCAGTATATTCCGAGATTAAAACGTACATCTATTTAACTGTTAAGTTGGTTTTTGATCCGGCTGGAACCTCTTTCGTTTTGGATTCAATGTCTAAAATCAAAGAAGAATTGGGTTGGAGACTTATGGTTAAAGCCGATCCTCCGCCTCCTCCAGATCCCATACCCGAAGAATAAAGGAGAGGAATAATGATAAAAAAGCAAAACAAACCTTTAGAACATGCTGGTATTCTCGGTATGCGATGGGGTGTTCGTCGCAGGGCCAAGGGACCAGTCATGACCAGTGTTCGTGGAAAAATCGTTCCAGCAACCACAAGCGTTCGTGGAAAATCTACGCCCGTTATGGGAGGAAAAACTAAGAAGAAAAAGAAACTGAGCGAGATGTCAGATGAGGAGTTGAAGAAGGTTGCTACCCGATTGCAACTCGAAAAGCAATACAAAGATCTCACCAAAAAGGACATAAGCTCAGGTAAAAAGTTTGTGTCGGAGGTTCTGGTTGGCGCCGGAAAGCAAGTGGCTATTTCCTATGTTAGCAAATACCTAGGCAAGGGGCTAGAGGCCCTTCTATCTGCTGGTGGAATCAAAATCTGACTCAGAGGGCTAACACTATGACAGTATCGAACACCGCAACCCCAAAGTATTATGCCGACTTTCGAGAAAAAGTAATACGTGGAGACATTCCAGTCTGTAAAGAAATTTCTTTGGAAATGAACAGGATAGATGGTCTAATTGCTAATCGGGGTGTTTACTATGATGACCAAGCTGTCGACGGCTTTATTTTATTCTGTGAAAACGAATGCACATTAACCGATGGAAGCGATTTATATCTTCTCGACACGTTTAAACTTTGGGCAGAACAGATTTTTGGTTGGTATTACTTTGTAGAACGAAGCGTATATCAACCCAGTGCAAACAATCATGGTGGTCGATATGTTCGTAAAATGATTAAAAAGCGCTTAATTAATAAGCAGTATTTGATCATTGCTCGTGGTGCGGCTAAGTCTATGTATCTATCTCTAATTCAAAATTATTTTTTGAATGTAGATATATCGACCACCCATCAAATTACCACGGCTCCAACAATGAAGCAAGCAGAGGAAGTTATCTCACCAATAAGAACTGCTATCACACGCGCGCGAGGGCCGTTATTTCAATTTTTAACCGAAGGATCTCTACAAAATACTACTGGTTCTAAGGCTAACCGAGTTAAACTGGCATCAACTAAGAAAGGGATAGAAAACTTTTTAACCGGTTCATTGCTCGAGGTTCGTCCAATGGCTATAGACAAACTCCAGGGTCTTAGACCCAAAATTGCTGGGGTTGACGAGTGGCTCTCGGGAGACATTCGCGAGGACGTAGTCGGTGCGATCGAGCAAGGAGCATCAAAACTTGATGACTATTTAATTATAGCTGTTAGTTCTGAAGGAACAGTTCGTAATAGTAGTGGAGATACGATAAAAATGGAACTTTTAGATATTCTAAAGGGCGATTACATAAATCCACATGTTTCGATTTGGTACTATCGTTTGGACGATGTCGAAGAAGTTTCAGATCCAGCTACATGGTTAAAAGCAAACCCCAACCTAGGGAAAACGGTCACCTATGAGACATATCAATTAGATGTTGAGAGGGCCGAGAATGCTCCTGCTGCACGCAATGATATTTTGGCGAAGAGATTTGGTATTCCTATGGAAGGATACACATATTTCTTTACATACGAAGAAACCATACCCCAACGCAAACGAGATTACTGGTCTCTTCCATGCGCACTTGGTGCAGACCTTTCACAAGGCGACGACTTTTGTGCTTTTACGTTTTTATTTCCAATATCGAATACTTTTGGTATAAAAACTAGAGCCTACATCTCTGCTTCTACGTTAATGAAACTTCCCGGTGCTATGAGAAACAAGTACGACGAGTTTCTAGCAGAGGGAAGTCTTCAAGTTCTTGATGGAACTGTTTTAGATATGATGACTGTTTATGACGATCTAGATCAGTTCATAACAACTTCTAGTTATGACGTTCGATGTCTTGGGTTCGATCCATATAATGCCAAGGAATTTGTCGAACGGTGGGAAAACGAGAACGGCCCATATGGTATGGAGAAGGTAATACAAGGAGTAAAGACAGAATCTGTTCCTCTTGGGGAATTAAAAAGATTATCTGAGGAACATTTACTCATTTTTGATGAGGAACTTATGTCCTTCGCTATGGGGAATTGTATTACTCTTGAGGATACTAATGGAAACAGAAAACTTCTAAAGAAGCGTTATGATCAAAAGATAGATAACGTATCGGCTCTTATGGACGCATATATTGCATTCAAAGCCAACAAAGAAGCTTTCGAGTAAAAGAAAAAGGAGGTAAGATTTGAATAGAAACTTTAACTTTTTGAGTCGATTACAATCTGCCTGGAATGTCTTTCTTGATCGAGATCCAAAAGAGGAAATTGAGAATCACGGACCTAGTTATAGTATTCCTCAACATCGAAAAAGATTTAACTACGGAAACGAAAGATCTATTGTCGGAGCCATTTACAATAGGTGTGCCGTTGATGTTTCTGCTATAAAGCTTCGTCATGTTCGTGTCGACGAAAATGGTACTTATTTAGAAACAATAAATTCGGGACTAAATAAATGCCTTTCTTTAGAAACAAACATCGATCAAACAAATAGGGCATTCGTTCAAGACGTAGTAATATCCTTATTTGATGAGGGATCTGTGGCTATTGTTCCTGTAGATACTTCTATTAGTCTCATAGATAATGGCTCCTTTGATATTTTAACTATGAGAACAGGAAAAGTAGTACAATGGTATCCGCATCATGTTCGTGTTAGCATATACAACGATAACAGAGGTGAAAAAGAGGAAATTACTTTGCATAAGTCTAAAGTTGGACTTATAGAGAATCCTCTTTATGCTGTTATGAACGAACGAAATTCCATCCTTCAAAGATTGATTGCAAAGTTAAATCTTTTGGACGCTGTTGATGAGGCAAGTGCTTCGGGTAAGTTAGATATAATTATCCAATTGCCTTATGTTGTTAAAACAGTAGCGAGAAAACTCCAGGCGGAGATTAGGCGTAAAGACATAGAAGAACAGTTAACGGGTTCGAAGTATGGTATCGCCTATGCAGATGCAACAGAGAAAATTACCCAACTAAATAGACCAGCAGAAAACAGTCTAATGTCTCAGATCGAGTATTTAACGAGAATGCTATATAGCCAGTTAGGTATAAGCGAAAAGATTTTAGACGGTAGTGCTGATCAAAAAGAACTGCTAAATTACTACAATCGTACAATTGAACCGGTCGTATCCGCTATTACGGATGAACTTAAACGAAAGTTCTTGACTGCTACTGGCCGAACACAAGGACAGTCTATCATGCACTTTAGGAACACGTTCAGTCTAGTTACGGCCACCGATCTGCCCGATTTAGCAGACAAACTCACTCGTAATGAGATTCTAACATCTAACGAGTTTAGAGCAGTAATTGGGTACACACCAAGTAAGGCTAAGGGTGCAGATGAACTTCGAAATAAGAATCTGACTCCAGCCCAACCCATCGATGTGACAGAAGAATTCGCATCGAGAAATAAAAACGAAGGAGAAAAAGCAACATGACAATGCCAGATAAGAAATATGATTTTAGTGGTTATGCTACTAGAAACGATCTAGTCTGCGCCGACGGCCGCACTATTCTTAAAGATGCATTCAAACAAAACGACGGACAAAAGGTTCCTCTTGTTTGGCAACATCTTCATAATGATCCAATGAATGTTCTTGGACATGCTTTTCTTGAGAATCGTGATGATGGTGTTTATGCTTATTGCTTAATAAACAACACCAGGACAGGTTTGCAGGCTAAAGAATTGGTTCAACATGGCGATATTATTGCCTTGTCGATCTATGCCAATAAGTTGATCGAAAAAGGTAAGGTTGTTCATGAGGGCGCTATTCGCGAGGTTAGTTTAGTTTTGTCCGGAGCGAATCCCGGCGCTTTGATCGACAATCTTAATATTCAACATGGGGACGGTAGCATAGTCGAATCGGAAGAAGAGGCAATTATCTTTACCGGCCTGCCTTTCAAAGTCGAAACCGAAGATCCGCCAAAAGAAGAAAAGGTGGTGGAACACGCAGCGAAAGATTCCGAAGAGGAAACGGTTTCTGATGTTCTTGATACGCTCGACGATAAACAAAAGAAGGTCGTTTATGCCATTATTGCTCAAGCGTTGGGGGAAACTGGAGACGATGGCGAAGATCTTCAACAATCTAATTCCCAAAAAGGAGAAACTTTCATGAAGAAAAATGTATTTGACAAACAGGACGAAGCGGCCGAAACAAAAGGGCAACCAGTTCTGACCCATTCACAGATCCAGGAAATCTTTGCTGATGCTCAACGGACTGGCTCTTTGAAAGAGTCTTT